CAACACGGCCTCCTTCATCATCGACCGCTTCAAGGGCAAGCCGAGCGCAAGTATTGCCAACTGCGAGTACATCCTGGTCATGATGTTGGACGACATCGGCACCAAATCGAAAACACCGCCGTTAGAGCCCACCTGGATCATGGAGACGTCGCCCGGCTCATTCCAGTGGGGCTACGTCTTTTCCGAACAGCCGACCAAAGCCGACTTCGCAGCCGCTATCCGCGCGATCGCCAACGCCGGCTACACGGATCCCGGTGCCTGCAACCCGGTGCGCAACTTCCGCTTACCCGGCTCGGTCAATCTCAAGCCCGGCAAGGACGGCTTTAAGGCACAGCTCGCCCGCTTCAATCCCGAGCGCGAATACACGCTCGAGCAAATCTGCGCAGCGCTTGACGTCGTGCCGGACGAGAGCGTGCGGCTGGGGCCGGTGGCTATCCGCGTCGCAGACGACGGCAACGACGATGTGATGCGCTGGCTCTCGGACCAGGGCATGATCCTGCGGCACCCGAACCCCGAGGGCTGGATGGGCGTCGTTTGCCCGAACCACGGCGAGCACACCGACGGCAATCCTGAAGGGCGCTACCACCCGGCCAACCGGGCGTACTGCTGCCTGCACTCGCACTGCCTCGACTTCGACTCGCAGACGTTTCTCGACTGGGTAGCAGGGCAGGGCGGGCCAAAGCACTCGCCTGGCTTGCGTGACGAGCTGCTCGCGCAAGTGATGACGACTGCCTTGTCAAAAATCCCCGATTCAGGCATGTTCGAAGACAGCGCCGAACATATCATCAAGGATATTGAAGCAAAGAACGAGCGCCGGGAATTAAACAGGCTCGAAAAAGCCGACTGGTTTACGAGGTTTGCCTATGTTCAGGAAGATGAGAGCTTTTTTGATCTGGAAGATCGTCGGGAGATTTCTCGATCTACTTTTAACGCACTTTTCCGGCATATCCCCTGCAGGTCCATACATAACGGCAGCAAAATTGAAGCGTCTACATGTTTCGACGAGAATCGCCAATCAGAGGGCGCTCATGCGCTGGTCGGCATAACGTATGCCGCCGGCGAGCCCAAGATCGTCGAGCGTGAGGGCCACCAGTACGGCAACCGCTGGCGCGACGCTCGGCCTGCAGGCATCCCAGGCGACGTGACCCGATGGCTTGCGCATGTCGAGCGCATGATCCCGACCGATTTCGAGCGCGAGCACGTTTTAAACGCGCTGGCCTTCAAGGTCCAAAACCCGAACCAGAAGATCAACCACGCAATCCTGATCGGCGGCCACCCAGGCTCGGGCAAAGACACCATGATGGCGCCGTTTTTCTGGGCCATTGGCGGCAAGACTAAGCAGAACTGCAGCCTGGTCAAGAACGAAGACCTGAATAGTCAGTGGGGCTACGCGCTCGAGTGCGAAGTCATGGAAATTGCCGAGCTGCGCCAGTCTGAGGCACGCGATCGGCGAGCGCTCGAGAATGCCCTAAAACCCATCATCGCAGCGCCTCCAGAGCTGCTACAAATCAACCGTAAGGGCCTTCACCCCTACATGGCTCTGAACCGCGTGTTCGTGGTCGCCTTCAGTAACGAGCGGGCCGCGATCGCTATTCCCTCAAACGACCGGCGCTGGTTTTGCGTCTGGTCCGAGGCCGGCCGCTTGCCCGAGGCCGAGGCTGTCGAGCTCTGGCGCTGGTACCATTCGGGCGGGTTTGAGGCCATTGCATCCTACCTGCACACGCGTGACGTGTCAGCCTTCAACCCTGCAGCCGCGCCGCCCATGACCGAAGCAAAGGCCATCATGATCGACCAGGGCCGCAGCTCGGGTGAATCGTATCTGGTCGAGCTGATTGAGCGCCGGCTGTCGGAGTTTGCGTCCGGCGTGATTGCAGGCCCCTTCCATGCGCTCTGCGACCGCCTGCAGAGCGGCGTAGCAGGTAACCAGCGCATTTACCAGGCGGCGCTGCTGCACGCGCTCAGAGAAGCCGGCTGGGTCGATATGGGTCGCATACACTCGGCTGAATTCCAGAGCAAGCGGCATATCTTCTGCGCGCCTGAACTGGTGGGCCTGCCGAAATCAGAATTGCGCCGCATGGTCGAGGAAGTACCGGCACCGCAAGCCGTCCGCCTAGCCTAATAAAAAAAGCCCGTCAGGCCTTAAACCTGACGGGCAATCCGCCGGAGGGAGTGGCGGAAGACTCGAGCGTTGCTGAACGCTACGGCCGGAGAGTAGCCGCGTTACAATCGTCGCACAAGTACCCACAAGCCGACAATCACTTTTATCGCAATGGTTAGCATGTCGGGCCTTCCTGCAGCGCTTCAGCAGCCGCTTGCTCGATATCTTTGATAACCTGATCTTTGAGCAGCTCGACGACATCAACGCCGCCAGCATACGCGTGGATCAGCCAGGCGCCGCCGCTCCAGCCGACTGAGCGATCGGCCGGCTCCCAATCTACAAAGCAAAGCAATTCAGTGTCGCCGTGAGTGTATGTGTACGGCCAAAGATGCTGCGGCCAGTGTGGGCCGCTGATATCGGTATGCGTTTTCATTCTGCAATTTCCTCCAGTAGTGGCATTGACGGATCGTATTGCGCCGTGCTTTTGGTGTTTAATTCCGGCCAGTACTGGACCGGCTGCAGAAAATTGAGCTTGTCATATTGGCGCACGTATTCGGCCGTGCTCAAGTCCGATCGGACCGGAAATTTCCGGATGTCTTTGGGCTTTTTCGGTTTCCAGGGTTTGCGCGCCGCTTTGGCAAGCTCGATCGGATCGCGGTCGAATTTCACGCGGTACGTGGTACCGTCAATATTTATCGTTTGCATAATTCAGTCTCCATCAAGTAAGTATTGATCAAGTGTAGGGCTGTCTCAGCGCTTGCCAGGCCTTCAAACGGCTCAGGATCATCAAGCGCTTTGGATAACACCTCTCTGGCTTTCCAGAGTAGTGATTCATTCGAGCCGATGAAACCAGCCGTTTCTTGCGCGCGCAAAAGCGCCGTTTTGAGTTTTGCCATTGTGTTATCCCTCTAGGTTAAATAGTGCAACAGCCGCAACAGGGTGCATCAATACACCGGCCGCGCGCGTTTTGATAGTACGTTTGCGGGCCGTTCTCGCCGTAAAGCGTGATCGTATCCACGGCCGTGCGGCGCCGCTCGAGCAAAACCGTGCGGCCTTTGGACCATTGGATCAGGTCGCCGGCCAGTATGCGCGCGCCGGTAGCGGCGCATATGCCGGTATATTTTGCGGTTATCGTGCGCATTAATAATCCCTCCCCTTGATTTGAACGAATCCGCCGGTGTCGCGTTTTGCTTTACCTTTGGCATAGAGTGCTACTACCACGCCGGCCGGCTCGATATGCCTAACATCCGTGTCGTCGCCGTCAACGACCGGCCAGCCGCGAAATTCGGCCGGTATATCGCTCTGCTTTTGGAATACCACGGCCGTGCGTTTATTTGCTGGATTGATCAAACCCTTGATTGAAATCGGTTTCGGCGTGATAGCGGAAAATGAGTACGTCAGGTCATAATTGCCGGCCGTTTTGCCGTCTAACTTGCGGCTTGGGTGCTTTGTGTAGTCATAAAACTGTACGTCAGCGAACAGCTGGAAGATCGTTTTGCCGTCAATTTGAATGTTTTCAAAGGGTATATCTGACGTGCCGTTCGGCCGTACCAGCGGGATCAATCCGAGCTTTTCCGCACGGCGTGCGTGCGACCATACGTCAGCGGCCATTGAGAGCATAAACGCCCGTTGATTCTCGCGGAAAAACGCGGTTTTCGCCGCTCTAGCCGCTTGCACGGCATTAAACGCACCACGGCCGGATGATTTCAGGCACGGCTCAAAACAGCCGGCCATTATCGCGAACGGACAGAGCTTTTCATCCGGCACTAGATAACATATGGCCGTCAGATAGCCGATTTTCTGGCCTTTGATCGTTTTGGCGCTGGATTCGCCCAAAATCGGCCGATAGGGTAGATTTTCACGTTTTAGTTGCGCTTTGAACGGGTTTTGCATGGTCGGTTCCCTTCAGTTATTAGAATGACAGCAAAAAGACAAACATCAGATAAACGAATGCGCCGGTAATTAGCGCGGCGATATATTGAAAAGGTGTCATGATTCGCCCCTATTAAATAAAAGATAAGCCAGTGACGCGGAAACATGCGCCAGATTCGGTTTCGATATCCATGGTGCCAAATTTGTATACGGCAAGAACAGTGACAGTCTGCAATTTGCCGTAAACGGACATTTTGATTTTTTGGCCGACGATAGGTTTTGAATTCATGTTTTGCCCCTTATCACAAAGTAAACATAAGATATGCGGTGAACAGCATGGCCGCGCAATAAATCGCTGAGAGAATCTCGAATCCGTAATTTTTCATTTTTTGCCCCTTTGGGTAGTGGCCGGCTTTCGCCGGCCGTTTGATTTAGATTCTGAATTCAACGTGTCCGGCCAAACGAAGGCCTTCGGCTAGTGCAATTAAATCGCGGCGGCTTTTGTCAGTACGTGCCACGCGGATTAATGAAGACAATATGCGCGCGGCGGAAATGTCATTTCCTGCGTTAACGTGTGATTCGACGATCGCGGCTTGTTTGGTTTCAAATTTAGTCATTTTTGGCCCCGGGTAGTTTGTAAATAATTGTGTTACGCGTACAGGTTAGACCATAAATCGGCATGTGTCAAACAATCTTTTGCATTTTCATGCGTTTTTTTGCTTTTGGCGCGGTTTATGGTCATCAATGGTCATTTTATGGTCATGTTTTTGGGCGCGATGACCAGCCGAAAACGTAGCCTGGCTGCGGGTTTTGCGGATTTATGGTCATATGGTCATTATTTTTTTAAGTTAGTAAGTAAGTAGATATATGGGTGAAAATTTTAGGCTCTGCGAAACTTTACGGTCGCACGTTCACGCAAAAATTTAAAATTTCGCGTTGGGGTCGGCGCGATTTAAAATGATGACCATAATGACCATTTGACCATTTTATATTTTGATAACACGTTTTTTTAGGGGTTTTGCTTATGCCTGCTGGCCGTCCTGCTTCGGTTAGAACTCGCCACTTTTTGCGCCATTTGACTGAAACGGAAGTGGCGATTTTGGCTCACGCCGGTAATGGCGATATCAGCGCCGGCTTTCGGAATCTATTAGACTGGTATCAACAAATGCATTGTCAGCCTGGCAATGCTAATGATTTTGTTATATCTGGCGATCGATCGCCGGCTAATAACTTGCGGCCGTAAGGTACTGGCAAAAAGGCCCCTCTCCCCCTTGCACTCTGACCCTAATTAAAATCTATCAATCCTGGCCTGGCAATAGCCAACCCCTATCCCCATAGTCTGCATCTATAGCAAAAACTTCGACGTTATATAACGTGCGTTATGTAAAACGCGGTCGATAGCAGATAGCTATGAATTCGTTGCTTTTCTGATAATTATCAGGCTGACAACATGGGGGGGAGGGGGGTCAGCCTCTACTATAAAATTTAGGCCACCCTCCTACCCCCATGAAAAGTGAAATTAGCCTTTCAGCAAACTGCCCAACGCCTTTAGAAAAAAGGCTACAATCCACGCAGCTTCCCCACACAGGAAAAAAGCCATGCCAGCACCGATCAAAGACCCGCCTTACGTGCCACCGGCCACGCTACCCAAGACCGACAATCAGCGCATCAAAGAGCTGAAAAAGATGCTGATCGAGGGCAAGGGCGAGCAAGTCGTCCAGAAAGTGCTCGACATCGCGCTGGACGACGGCCACCCAGGCCAGATGGCAGCGCTAAAGCTCTGCATGGAGCGTGCGCTACCGACCAGCCTGTTCGAAAAGACGGCCGCGCAACGCAGCGCGATCAACATCACCATCTCAGGGCTCTCCAGCCCGCCAGAGCTAAAGGACATCACGGATGTCGGACCTTAACTTCCAGTTACTACCCTGGCAGCAGGAGGTCTTCAACGACCCAACGCGCTTTAAAGTGGTGGCCGCTGGCAGGCGTTGTGGCAAGTCTAGGTTAGCGGCTACTACGCTGATCATCGAGGCGCTGCGCTGCCCGCCTGGCTCGGCGGTCCTGTACGTAGCGCCCACCAACGGTCAGGCGCGACAGATTATCTGGAATGTGTTGTTAGAGCTGGGCAAGGAAGTGATCGCCGGCAGTCATGTGAACAATCAGGACATCACGATGGTCAACGGCGCGGTGATCTACGTGCGTGGCGCGGATCGGCCAGACACCCTGCGAGGCGTGTCCTTGACCTACGCCGTGCTAGACGAGGTGGCGGACATCAAGCCCGAAGCCTGGGAGCAGGTCATTCGCGCGTCTCTGTCCGACAAGAAGGGTCGCGCCATGTTCATTGGAACGCCCAAGGGTCGAAACTGGTTCAACGACCTATACAAGTTAGGACAGACGGGCGACGACACGGACTGGAAGAGCTGGCACTTCACGACCAAAGACAATCCGCTGATTGACCCGAAGGAAATCGAGTCGGCGAAAAAGACGCTATCGACCTTTGCATTTAAGCAAGAGTACATGGCAAGTTTTGACAACGCGGGCTCGGACATCTTCAAGGACGAGTGGATCAAGTATGGCGAGGAGCCGGACTATGGCAGCTACTTCGTGGCGGTGGACTTGGCCGGGTTTGAGGAAGTGGCCAAGCAGGCGGCGAACTCGAAGAAGCGACTGGACGAGACGGCGATCGCGATCGTGAAAGTGACGGACGACGGCAAGTGGTTCGTCAAGGACATTCAGCACGGGCGCTGGGACATCCGCGAGACGGCAGCGAAGATTCTAATGGCCATGCGCGACTACCGGCCCCTGTCGGTCGGGATTGAGCGAGGGGCACTAAAAAACGCGGTTTTGCCGTATTTGAGTGATTTAATGCGCAAAAATAATGTATATTCGCACATAGTTGATCTCACGCATGGCAACCGGAAAAAGGCTGACCGGATCATCTGGAGCCTCCAGGGTCGGTTCGAGCACGGCAGGATCGTGCTCAACCAAGAAGGTGATTTTGAGACCTTTCTTGACCAGCTGTTGATGTTTCCGGCGCAAGGCGTCCACGATGACCTACCCGATGCGCTCTCTTACATTGACCAGCTGGCGGTGACTTCCTACTTCATCGACGATGCTGACGATGATTGGGAGCCGATAGACGTAATTTCTGGGGTGTAGGATGGACCAAAACGATTTTGACCAGCCCACTGAGAACGATAAAGAGCTTATCGCTTTCGTGGTAGACCACTGCGACCGCTGGCGCGACTACCGCAACGTCAACTTTCTCCCGCAATGGGAAGAATATGAGCGCATCTTCCGTGGTGAATGGGCCATCGAAGACAAGACGCGCGACTCTGAACGCTCCCGCATCGTAACCCCCATGACGCAGCAGGCGGTCGAAACCAGACACGCTGAGATCATGGAGGCGATCTTTGGTTCGGGCGAGTTCTTCGACATCAAGGACGACGTCAAGGACATCGACGGCAATCCGATGGATGTCGAGATGATCAAGATCCAGATGATGGAGGATCTGAAAAAGGACAAGTTCAGGAAGTACGTCGATCAGATCGAGCTCTTGGCTGAGATTTACGGCACGGGTATCGCCGAGATCACGGTCACGATGGAAAAAGAGTACACGCCAGCCACGCAACCGATTCCCGGCATGCAAGGTCAAGCGGCTATCGGCGTGCAAGAGACGGATCGCGTCTCGGTCAAGCCCATACCCGTGAATCCAAAGAACTTCCTGTGGGATCCCAACGGCACGTCGGTGGACGACTGCATGGGTGTGGCGATTGAGAAGTACGTCTCGATCCACAAGGTGGTGGCCAACATTGAAAAGGGCGTCTATCGTAAGGTCAACATCGTGCCGACCTACGACGACACGGACTTGGAACCTACGCAAGAGGTCAGCCAGTACCAGAACGAGAAGGTCAAACTGCTGACCTACTATGGTCTGGTGCCTAAAGAGTATCTGGCGAAGTTGAACAGCGAAGACGAGGAAATGGTCGAGCTGTTCCCCGAAGATTCGGCGGCGGAAGAGTACACCGACTTGGTCGAAGCTATCGTGGTCATCGGCAACGACAGCATGTTGCTAAAAGCCGAAGAGAATCCGTACATGATGAAGGACCGTCCGGTATTGACCTACCAGGACGACACGGTGCCCAACCGGCTGCCTGGCCGTGGCACGGTGGAAAAAGCGTACAACATGCAAAAGGCGATCGATGCCCAAGTCAGAACGCACTTGGACTCGCTGGCGCTAACTGCAGTGCCGATGGTGGCAATGGACGCCACCCGTCTGCCACGGGGTGCCAAGTTTGAGGTGCGGCCGGGCAAGGCGTTCATGACCAACGGCAACCCGTCCGAGATCCTGTACCCGTTCAAGTTTGGCCAGACTGATGGCAACAACCTGACCACCGCGCAGGCGTTCGAGCGCATGCTGCTGCAAGCCACAGGCACCTTGGATAGCCAAGGCATGGTGAGCCAAGTGGCCCGTGATGGCGGCAATGCAGGCATGTCAATGGCGGTGGCGACCATCATCAAGAAGTACAAGCGCACGCTGGTGAACTTCCAGGAAGACTTCCTGATTCCGTTCATCAAAAAAGCGGCGTTTCGGTACATGCAGTTCGACCCCGAGCGCTATCCATCGGTCGATCTGAACTTCGTGCCGACCGCCACACTGGGTATCATCGCCCGTGAGTACGAGCAAGCGCAGTTTATCGCCTTGCTGCAGACCCTTGGCCCCGACACACCAGTCTTGCCGCTGATTCTGAAGGGTATTGTGGCCAACAGCTCGCTGTCAAACCGCATGGAGCTGATGGAATCGCTGACGCAGATGGCGCAGCCTAACCCAGAAGCGCAGCAAGCAGCCATGATGCAGCAGCAACTGGCCATGCAGGCAGCGCAAGCGCAGATTGCGGTCAACCAGACGCAGGCTGAACGCAACCGGGCGGAAGCCATTAACACCACAATCGAGACGAAATTAAAGCCGATTGAGGTGCAGAGCAAGATTATGGCCGCCAATACGCAGAATCTGCCAACTAACGACGAGATGGCGTCCAAAGAGTTTGACAAACGGGTGAAGATCGCCGAATTGATGCTAAAAGAAGCCGACATCAAGAACAAGTCGAAGATTGTCGAGATGCAAATGGCTAAAACAGCCGAAGATAACCTAAAAGTTGATAATGACTTTTTAGAAGAGCTCTCTAAAGGGTTACGCTAATGAGTGACATCATAAAAAACCTTAATTTAGATAGCATGAGCCTGTCAGAACAGGTAAAACTTCTGTCATCTATCGAAAAAGCATTAGTAAACAGCAAAGTACGCCAAAAAGAATTGGTAAAAACCAATACGGATTTGGTTTTACAGTCGTTAAAAAAGATACGTAACGACATAGAAGATAAATTTAACCTTTTTGAGCAAAGTTTTAACGATAAAGCAGCCAAAATTGAAGGGCGGCCTGGCAAAGATGGCCGTGATGGTAAGGATGGGCCACCTGGTCCTCGAGGACTAGAGGGAAAAAACGGTAAAGATGGTCGTGATGGGCGCGATGGCGTAGATGGTAAAGACGGCGTATCGGTTACAGACGCAAAAATCGATTTTGACGGTTCGTTAGTTATTACTTTATCGACTGGCAAAGAGATAAATGTCGGTGAGGTAGTCGCACCCAATCTAGCTGAACAAATCCGTCATGTCACTACCATGTCCACTAACAATGGCGGTGGTGGCATTAGCTCGGTTGCTTCTGCCGATGGCAGTGTGACGGTAACTACCACTAGCGGCGCCGTAGATTTATCTGTAGCAGTAGCTGCATCAACCACGAATGTAGTTGCTCAAGTTAGAAATACTACTGGCGCAACCCTGACTAAAGGAACGGTAGTCTATATCTCTGGCGCTACAGGTCAAATTTCTACTGTAACCAAAGCTCTTGCAAGCGGCGATACTACTTCAGCACAGACGTTAGGTGTTATATCGGCGGATCTAGCAAATAACGCAAATGGATATGTAACCATCATCGGTTTGGTTACCGGGATGGATACGTCGGCGTACTCCGATGGAACGCAGTTATATTTAAGTCCTACAGTTGCTGGTACGTATACGAGTACAAAACCTTACGCTCCTGATCATCTTGTTTATGTAGCTATTGTTGAGTATGCACACCCTACGCAAGGAAAACTATTTGTTAAAGTACAGAATGGCTATGAGTTAGATGAACTGCATAATGTTGCTGCGCAATCGCCTAGCAATGGCCAAACCATTGTATATAACAGCACAACAGATCTATGGGAAAAAAGTAACTCACCAAGATTAGATCCTAGAAGTGTTTCTGCTGCTACAGCTACATCTTTAACGCCTGATATATCAGCAAAAGATGTATACGCTTACACAGCATTAGCTTCAGGATTAACAATAAATGCGCCTATTGGCACGCCAGTAAACGGCAATAAATTATTGTTTAGATTTTTGGATAATGGTACGAGCCGGTCATTAACCTGGAACGCTACCTATACTGCTATAGGTGTCACCCTACCAACCTCCACTACTGCTGGTAAGACAACGTATGTGGGCTGCATTTATAACGCCGACAATACCCGTTGGGATGCCATCGCGGTTACAACTCAAGCTTAATCATGAAGATTGATTTTTGTTTTGATACTCAGTATGGCAAGTTCTGCGATGCTTTGCATTTGCCAGACGATCATACGTTTACTGAATCAGAAATTGAAGCAATGAAACAGCAACGTCTGGATAACTGGATTGCTGTCATTACTGCTCCTCCAGAAGAACCAAAGGAATGATAAATGGCAGATCGCTATTGGGTTGGTGGATCAGGTACATGGAACACTACCAACACAGGTAACTGGGCCGCATCATCTGGCGGTGCTGCAGGAGCATCTGCGCCTACGGCTGCGGATAACGTCTTTTTTGACTCCAACTCAAACACAGGTACAGGCGCGTTTACCGTTACGGTATCGGCTGCGGTTTGTAACGATATAACCATTGGTGGGGCAAGTGCGCCACAAGCATTAGACGGTGCAATGACGCTTGCTTTTTCGTCATCTACACTTACCGTATCTGGCTCATGGACAAATCAAGCCACTAACTTTGCTGCAACAAATACAGCAGGAACACTGACGTTTAATGCCACGACTACAGGCAAAACAATTACAACGAATGGCGTAACGATTGGTGTTGCTACTACACTCAATGGTGTTGGTGGAGCATGGACGTTGGGTTCTGCGTTAAATATTGGTTCGTTTACGCTTACACTAACAAACGGTACGTTTGACACATCAGCAAGTAATTATTCCGTTACTGCGGCTGCATTTTCTTCAAGTAATTCAAACGTAAGGACAATAAATTTAAACAGTTCAACAATTACACTAACTACTTTTAACTTTGCTTGGACTATGACAACCAGCACAAATGCAACGTTAAATGCTGGTATGTCAACAATAAATTTTACGTCTAATTTAGCTGCATCGTTTGCTGGTGGGGGGCTTACTTACTACAACGTATCTTTTGCAAGTACCTCTTCTCTTACAGCTTCTAAACAAATTACTGGCGCAAACACATTTAATAATCTGACGTTTTCAACTCCAGCCGCTGCTGCATTAAACAACATCACTTTTGGCGCAAACCAGACAATCAATGGAACTCTAACAGTCAACGGTTCTAATGGTAACCGCAGACAATTTGTTCGTTCCGATACGCTTGGAACATCACGCACACTAACTTGCGCGGCTATTGCTGCTATGACTGATGTTGACTTTAGAGACATCACAATAGCTGGCGCGGCTGGTACGTTGTCTGGTACTCGATTGGGAGACTGCGGCGGCAACAGCAATATTACATTTGTGGCTGGTGCAAACAAGTATTGGAACTTGGCGGCTGGTGGTAACTGGACTGCAACTGCTTGGGCAACAAGTTCAGGTGGAGGCGTAGCAGATACTAACTACCCACTACCTCAAGACACGGCAATTATTGAAAACACAGGATTAACTGCTGGAAACACCATAACAATCAATGGTAACTGGAATATCGGTACGTTAGACGCATCAACACGTACTAATGCAATGACGTTAGCGTCAAGTACAAATACGCCAACTTTCTACGGCGACTTTACTTACGGATCAGGCGTAACACCTACCGGAACTGGAACATACACATTCTGTAATAGTTCCACAAAGACACTTAATTCTGGTGGTATTACATTTACTCAGCCAATAACAATAGATGCGCCCGGCGGCGGTATTCAACTTATTACAAACAATCTGACGTTAGGCTCAACGCTTACCACTACTTTAACGCAGGGTACGTTAAACCTGAACAATCTTACACTAACAACAGGTTTATTTTCTTCAAGCAACTCAAACACAAGAACAATTGCATTTGGTACTGGGAATATATCTTGTTCTGGTACGGGTACGGTTTGGACAAATGCAGTCTCAACTAATTTAACAACAACTGGTACTCAAGTAGTCAACGTAACTTCATCAGGGTCAACTGCTATTACTGTCTCAACAGGTTCATTATCAGAAGCAAACTCCATTAGTTTTAATTTTACTGGCGGTACATATGCACTTAGTTTTTTAAGTATAACTGGTTATGCCGCAAGAAATGTAAACTTCACAGGTTACTCGGGTACATGGCAAGCAACGTCTACTGCAACCATATACGGTAACTTAACGCTTTCTAGTGGAATGTCATTAACCGCATCATCTTTGACAATGACATTCGGAGCAACAAGCGGAACTAAACAAATTACCAGCAATGGTAAAACAATGGATTTTCCAATTAGCTTTAATGCTCCTAGTGCAACATACGTTCTTCAAGATGCTTTAACAATAGGGTCAACAAGAAACACGGCTTTTGTATCGGGTACCGTTAATCTTGCTGGATTTACTTTAACAACTGGTACAGCATCCTCACAGGGAGCTAACACAAGAAACATAACATTTAACGGTGGAACGTTGTTAATTTCTGGTAGTGGATCAACTGCTTGGAATGCTACTGGTGCTGGTGGATTTAGTACAACACAAGGTACTGGAACAGGTGCGATTTCAATGACATCTGCTAGTGCTAAGACATTTGCTGGAGGTAGTTTCACTTACAACTGCACATTAAACCAAGGCGGTGCTGGAACGCTGACCATTACCGGCGCAAATACGTTTAACGACATTGCTAATACGAACGCTACCGCAAGCCAGATTACGTTCCCTGTTAGTACAACAACGGTAAATAACTTCACCTTGTCCGGCACATCCGGCAACTTGGTGTCAATCCGTAGCTCTACTGGAGGCACTCGATTTACACTATCCGATGCTTCTGGCACTGTATCCGTTTCTTATCTTGATATTCAGGATAGTGCAGCTACAGGTGGCGCTACTTGGCAGGCATTTGTAGCAAATGGTAACGTAAACTCAGGCAATAATACTGGATGGAATTTTGGTCTTGCTACCGGCAATTTCTTAATGTTTTTTAACTAATACTATGACGCCAGAATTGCAACGCTATTATGAAGATCGGTTTGCCATGATGGCCCACCAGGGCTGGCGCGATCTATTGGAAGATATTGACGGAATGATAACATCTTTAAATAATGTATCCACTATTCAAGACGAAAAGGATTTACAATTTAAGAAGGGTGAGTTATCTATCCTAAATTG